AAACCGAGGGTCGGCCGATTCCCGCATCCAATTCGTCATCTCCAAAACCGTTGATAACATAAGTGGGCCCACATAACGGTTCAAACCGACTTCCCACCTAAAATGACGTTTAAGAAAGGTTACTTCCTCCAACTTTCTCGCGTCAGGGGTCTGCTTACCAGTTTTTGACTCATCAGTGTAGGCCATGTGGAATGATTCCATTGCTTGCGCTATTGTATTCTGATTGAAAAATCTAATTGCTAAGGAACTTATGCCCATCACATTATCATCACCATAGACTACTACTCTAACGTGCTTGTCAAAGGCGTCCATCGAACCGGCCCATGGACAAACCTTCAACCAAGCCATTTTAACTAAAATCAAGTTTGCTATCGAATTCACCACACTAGTCAATGCGTGTCCTGAAGGATGACTGTGTGACCATTGATAAAGTTGATCACGAGAGAGGTGTACAGAACTTAATATTTCGAGCCAAGCTGTTTTCAGGCCCGGGTCCACGGATTCCCCATACCACGCGGCAATCACATCGTAGACCGCCCACAGCAGATCCTGTTGTAAAGAGCCGTCAAAGTTCGTGTAATCACCTGCAACCACGTTATCACCAACCTGGACTATGTACTGCGCAAGTGCATTCCATTCATATGCATGCGGATCAATCCCTATTGCTACACTATTATAAATCCGGGAACCCATTAAAGCTGCTACAAAACCTAACGTGTACCTGCGCAAAGCAATCAAATAATCCAGTGGTCCAACTGAAAATAGTCGAGTCTTGCCCTGACGTACCTTCTCAATCGGCCTCCTCTCATCCTTTAGCGTGTCCATGAAGATTACTATAGGTCGCTGGCCTTTCCGCTGCAAATCCATCATATTTTCAACCCGATCCTCAATCTTTTTTGCTTCTGGAGTATCGAGCTCCCAGTCCATTTCTCCAAAGAAATCTTTCTTACCTTTCTTCTTCGTGTGCAAAACGTAAGGATAACCTGGACTGGTTGCTCTATTTAAAGGTCTAACATACTCGTCACCAGGAACACCTCGAACCGCTTCAGCAAACGTATAGGTTCTCTTCTCTCCAAAACCTCCCATTCTCAACATTTTATCGATCACCATGTTAGTGGCTGTACGTAAAAGATTATGGTCAACGTGTCTATTTGGTCCCGCCACCTTTTGTCGCGCCAATTCCATGGGATTTATTTTCACTCTCTCATCATTGCGGAAAGGTGTCAATTTTACCGGCAACGACGTGATAGGTTGCCAACCATGAATAGGACTGGGTATGATCTTAGAAACCCTTGGAAAAGCAATGGCACGGGACACCTGGCCAATTTGTAAAAAGTTACCTTCTGGTGGGAACTCACTCTTCGACAGTCCTGTAAACTCTTCGCCCCAATCCATCTGCGCCGTCTTAGGGAAACGAGCCATTGCAGCCTCGATCTCCTCTCGGATGAGAGGAACCGCATAACCTTGACCATCATGGTCGCCGGCGACATGCATACCCACAATACGCCCCGAACTCTTTACGCCAACCGCTATAAGCAGCGCACCACAATCCCCATTCACAGTATCAAGTGAATAGGTCAGATGCTGTCGGATAACCACTTGACGCCCGTCACACTGATAATTTAAGCTTTTATCAAAAGCATCCAGCGTGCCGTGTTCTCGAAATTCCTCATACTTATCATCATCTCTACGGAGTCCTACAAATTGAAAGTTTGTACCCTTAAATTTACCATGATCCGCAGCAGGAATAACATTACGCATCAAATTTTTATGCCTAAGAACATTACCACAATTCATTAAAACTAAATCACGTCTATCTCCAACCTCTTGAATATCTGCAACCCTATCAGCTGAAATAAGATAATCTGTTTTGTCCTGCTTAATGGCTCTAAGCACATAACCATTCTCCAATAATTCTTTAATCTTGGCCAAATAGTGGTGGGGAAACATCAAAACGGTCGTGTTAATAAAAACCGCGCAACCCATTTCTACAAGCTTGCTTTCAGTATGATTATCCATTCTCAATCTAACTAATTGTGGTGCGGCTTTAGCAACTACATCATTGTGCACATTGTCCCCTTGCGTGGCCATCATCAAGGACATCCTCTCATCAATAGGAATACCATAATGTTGAGCCACGATCTTAGCATAAGGTTTCGTTGAAACAGCTAATTCTGTAAATGAAGGCACCAACATATCTCTGGGTTGATCTAAAGGGATGTGTTTTGTCGTTTCTTCTTCAAACGTAGTAGTTAGAACATCCTTTTGATATTTACGTTCCACGATCTGTTGAACCTGAGGAGGTCCACCAGTGTATGAATGCAACCAGCCTATCCCCAAAAGCGATCCGATTACATTAAGCATCCTAGAAATCACCCCATATATCATACGTAATACCCCAGGAAGAAGACCAACCAAAGCATAAATAGCAAGAGGAGCGATAACCATAGAAGATAATACCATAACTGCAGATGATGCTTTCTTGATGACGATATCAAAGATACGTTGAGATACGTGGATTGCAGCAGCAACCATGCGCTCCAACGTAGCATTAAATGCACGTGCTGCACGGTTAGAAATGTTCCATGTTGCAGTATTAACGGCGGTAACAAAAGCACGTTGAACTCGAAGTCCATGTTCCGCTAGCTTGTCACTTAACGCTGTAGTACTTGTTTGAAGATATTGACAAAAAGTTTCGAAATTCATAGCTAAATTATTTTTTACTGATTCGGACATTGCATCTATACTTGCTTTAAAATAGGACCATGCTTCTTTTACTGCTTTATGTATTAACAAACCTCCTAATGTAAGACCTACTGCAACTTTAGCTAAAGAAGACGATGCTATTGAAACTCCTGCGTTGAAGGCTCCCTGAACAGCCGTATCAAAGAAATCTGAAACACCCACCTGTGCCGAGACCCCACTATCGGTCAAAGCACCAAACGTCTTAATCATCTCAATAGTAGTGCGCATATCATCAACAATTAAATCTGTATGAAAAGGTCGAGCTGGACCTCTCTGCATAATTGCCCACAAAACGGGCCGGTGTCTAATATCTTGGTCAAGGAACGTGTTTGCCCACGGTTGATACGTCAAAGTTGTCTGTGATTCAAATTGACAACACATGAACTCGAACGCATCCGAATCACTCATCTTCACAGATGTAAGTCGCTCTCTTTCTTCAAGTGCAAATTTAACCAGAGGTGGATCTTTAACAGCTCTTAGCATCTCATCAAGAATAGAAGTTTCGGTTTCGATCCGCTCCTCATTGAGAGCTCGCATAAACTCATAGCTTTCCGATATAGCCGCAGCCAATTCACCGAATCCGGCTTTCTTCCCTATTTGGTGCCACCCTTGCTTCGAATTGCGCATGATATTAAATCGCCGATCCTTCAACTCACCCGTAGTACCCTGTATTACTTCCACTTTCAATTTACACCGGCGATCCACGGCCGCAGGTGATTGGAGTGACTTGACAGCAAAATCACCTGAATTCCCTGTCGAAATAACTCCTTGGGCTTCGACAATCAATTTCCCTTTTTGTGAAACTGACGCCGCGTGTGCTACATAAGGAAATGAATTCACAATACGAATTATCTCAAACAACTCAAGACTAGGTGAATTTTCGGTGTCGTTCTTTTGACCGAAATCGTCATAGACAATAATCGGATGGTTAGCATACCCATCCCAATACTCGTGTTCGGAGCTACGTGCGTAAGTAAGGTTTGCAGTGTCATGTTTACGCCTTCCTATGCAAGCACCCATCGTCTGGGCAATTATGGGGACAATAGAAGATTTGCCACATCCTGGCTCGCCCCACAAATGGATCCAAACAGGTTCCGGACGAAGGTTGGT